CTAACATTTCTAATTTATCTTTAGCATTTGTCATCTTTTCAATGAACTTATCCATTTCTTCTAAATGTTGTGGGTGTTCTCCAATACCAACAGGATTATTGAAGTAAACAAGAAGTGTAGCCTCAGCTTCTGCCATTTCTGACCTATATTTCAATGTCAGGGCTTCATACATTTTTTCTGATATTTTATTCATAATATATTATTTTAGAAAGGTAAATCTTCTGATGGATCTTCATCGGATTGAGGATCAACAATGGTTGTTTCCTTTGTTTTTTCTTTTTCACCTCCAAGTGAAATTTCCGCTTCCTCTCCGTAAACATATTTTTTAAGTTCTGAACTCCACATTGGTGTCTCTCCAACCGCAACTGCCTCTAAATATTCAACAGGTTTTTTAGAGTAAACGTCTTTCCAAGTAAGTTCGTCAGTCATCCATCCTTCCATAATTTCACTATCTGTGTGAATCGGTGCAGGATCATCGTACATAATCGTTTGTACTACTGTGTACTCTTTTCCTTGTGGTGTTTTTGCTTTAATAAGTTCAATGATTAAATCACGACCTTTTTCAGAATCTGTTAAGTCACCCTTTGCCTTCCAAATAGGTAAGATTTTATCCAACACACCTTCTTGTTTGTAGTTGTGTTTAAATCTCCAAAATTTAACCCCATCTTGTTCGTTATCTCTATCAATAACTTTTACGATATAAAATAAACGTGAACGATATTGTGACGCCAAATCTTTATCTTCTTTTTTACCTGTAGACATAAGTTCGTTATAAACTTCAGTAAGCGGTGAACGTTCGTTGTCATTTTTTTCAGGATCATACAACTTAACCCATTGTCCGTTAACTTGAATTTCGTGATACCAAACTTCTACAAATGGTGAAGAACCATCTTTTGTAGGTAGGATACGAATTCTTCTTTGTGCTGATTTTTCATTCTTTTGAAGAACTGCAGAAAAATATCTTTTCATTCTGTCTTCTTGTGAAATGTTTTGTTTTTGTGAACTCGGAGACGAGTTCTTTTCGTACTGCGCTAATACCGCATCAATTGAATTTGCCATAGATTTTGTTTTTAATTTATACTCTTTTATCTATAACAATTATAAGTGATTTTTGTAAAATGTCAAATAAAAAAAGGGGGTTCATACCCCCTCAAATAAACATCAAAAAATGTATATTTTTTTTACATATTTTCATCAATATCATATGAATTAAATGTTTTCTTAACTTCATTTGGTGAGAAGTTTTCTACTTCATCTGACGTTAATACATACTCATTTTTTCCTGTCGCTTCTAAATCTTCTTTTTTATCGTCAAAAAAATCTGTAAGTTTTTGATTATATGGATAAGAATCCAAAGATCTTAACATTAATTTTTCTTCTGGTGTCTTTTGTCTGTATTTATCAAATTTAGATTCCAAAGAATTAATTTTATTCATAATATCATCCATATGTTGTAATTTTTGCTCCAAGTCATCAAGTTTTGCAAAAATGTTATCCATAAATTCATCTTGTTTATCTTTGATTTCTTTTTGTGAAGTAACTAAATCAGTGATGTCTATCTCTTCTGTCTCTTCATCACCACCTTCTTTATCTACTTCTTCAACATCAGGATCGTTTTCAACATCAATTGGTTCAGGTACTTCTTCTGCACCTCCACTTGGTGCCCCCGCATCGGCTGGCGGTGCTCCTGCATCTGCCGGTGGTGCTCCCGCATCGGCTGGCGGTGCTCCTGCATCTGCCGGTGGTGCTCCCGCATCTGCCGGTGGTGCCCCTCCTTCGTCACCAAGTTCTTGCTCTTTAATAATATAACGATTTATTTCGTTAAATCTTTTTAATTCTTCTAATATTTTGATGTCAACTTTCATTTTAATTGAATTTATCCGTTTAATAATGTTTTAACACCTGTAGGTGTTTCAACTTTTAATGTTCTATTTGTTTTTACGGTATTATCAAATCTTTCAATCAATCCGTCTTTCATTCTAATAGTGTAACAATCACCAGTATCTAAGTCACAAACTTGTTTATGGTCACCATCTATTTGTTTTTCACTGATTCTTGTATCTTTTCTCAAGTAATCGTCCAATAAACTTTTTACATTGCTCATAATTCTAATTTTATATATAAATATATGATTCAATCAAAAACTACGCAAATAAAGTGAAAGCAATTTTACAAGAATCAATATATGATTGATAAGTGGCATTTAAAATATTATCTAAATTAATATTTTGTTCAACAAAATCTTTTACCTGTTGTGGTAATGCTGGTGGTATTGGTGGTGTTGCCGATGGTTCACCGTATATGAATGCAGTATCTTGACTTGCAATTATTAATTGTGCAATTGCCTTTTCGTATCTTTCTTGTTCTGTTACCCCAGTATTTAAATCTTTTAAATTTTCTAAATATGGTATCATTATATAATATTGATTATACATAAAACTTATCGGACCTGTAAAATTTTGGAAAGCAAACAAAGGAATGTTTGTGTCCCTTATTGACGTACAAATAACACTTCCACTAAAAATTGGATCAGCAGGGTAATTATTAATTGGTGTGAATTCAAATAGATTATAATTTGGTGGTTGTAAAATATTATTTTCAAACCCATTTGATATTCGTGTCGCAGCAATTGTGAATGTAATTGCGGCAATATATCTATTATAATTAGAAAATGCTAATATTTCGAACGCAAAATCACTAAACGTTATTGGTGTTCTTGTAATATCAACGTAAGGTAATGTTTGATAAACAGGATTTGTAATTAATGCACTACACTCACTTTCAGGACTTGTCGTTATACCGGCACTTGTTGTATCATCAAGTCCTGTAGTCACTTCTGTAACTACAGTATTTGGATTTTTTGTTTTAAGAATATCTGCTCTGTATTTTTCTAAATAATTTGTTTTAACATAAGTTGCTATTACATCGGGTTGAGGTAATGCGTATTTTGGCATTCTAGTTCCTTCAAAAGATGTGTCAAAATTATCAGGAGATATCGAATGTGATACTTTTGTTATTAGATAAGGTCCATAGAATAGCGGAACGTGTTTAAGATTGAAATACATCAATGGTTGAATCATCGCATTTCCTAATGATTTTATTGTACAACTATATGATTGTGATTGATAAAATGAATACAGGGATGTCGTTTGTGGTGCAATTTTATCACCATTTACACCATTAGCTAACTGATCATTTACTAAGAACGTTGCTGCGGTTTTTTTCTTATCATCCATACCAATTTGTAAAGATTTAAACATATTTTGATTTCTGATACCAAAATCCACATTAAAACCAACAACTTTGTTTGATAAAGAAAAATTATATTGTCCAGCAGTGGACACTCTTATTGGGTTAGTCGATGGGTTTCTAAAATCGTAACTGTCATCACCATAAAAAACAAAAGCATTATCTTGTTGTGCAGGTTTTTCAGAAGGTTTACCTACATAAACAATTAAAAATTTAGGTCTAGAATCCAAAAAGTTAACTTCTTCATACGTACCAAAAAGTGAATTAGGTACGTCAATATTTTTTGGTTCCGATTTTTTCAACGGACTATTATTTCCATAAAAATTCACATAAGATGGTAGCGCAAAAAGTAACGTCTCTGTAAAATCATTTATATATCCAACAACATCTAAAATAGAAATGTTATTATCACCTTTAAGTAAATCAGAAACTTTCATTGGATCTATTTGTAGACTATCACCAATATCAGTATTCGATGGATCTTGAAATAAAAAATCTTCAAATATTGTCCTTGTTGTTAAATCGCTACCCGCAATCCATTTATCGTTAAATGCTTGAAAAGTATTGTATGTACTTAACTTTGTAACAACACCTTCTATTTTACTTTTTGTTGCATCTATTGTGGTTTTAACTGTTGGTAAATTTTTATTTAAGTAAGAAGAAACTTCAATTACCATTTCTGACATCAACTGATTTTGACTTGTTAAGAAATCATTAAACCCTTCATAGAATTTGTTTGCTGACCACGTTTCTCCCCTTTGTAGTGCGAGATATTTTTCTTTTGCGTAAATTTTTATTATTTGATAAAGTGATGCAACATTTTCTTTACTAAACTTGATATTTAAATCAATAAAGAAATCCGTAATTGTTGATCCCGTATCTGAATACTCTAAATTATTACCCGTTAAAAAACCAACATACAATTCTAAAGTTTGCCAAGCCTCAATGTTGTTTGCTCTTGATAATAAAAGTGAAGTGGTTTGTCCTGAACCGGGTAAAGAGTTGTAAACATATGGATCATAAGGAAAAACAACTGCGGGTTGTAATGTTGGATCGTTTGAAAAATTATAAAACAATTTTCTATCAAAGTTACCAGGGTTTCCTATTTTTAAAACACAATCGTACTTTAAAAAAGTTTCAGCTTTTAAATTAAAATTAGTGAATTGTGATTGGGCAATGTTTACGGCATCTTGATCTTCTGAATTTACTAATGTAACACTATCCGATTTTACTTTGAAAATATTTAAAATTTGATCTTTTAATCTTCTTTGTTCAATATCTTTGATTTTATTTGTATCAGTTGCCGTTGGGTTTAAAACTTCTCCTTGTAATACAAGTAACTCGGATGCTGAAGCATTCGGATTACAAAACCCTAAAAACGCCTTTTCAAAATCATCCAAAATATCTTTTTTAAATGTCGAAAAAATTGCTTCAATACTTTCGGAACCCATAGTACTACTAAAAATTTGTTCGTTCGGTAATCCATCAAATTGGTTTTTAATATCAAAATACCCAAAATTAGAGTCCCCCCATAATGTTCTTACTGAACCATTATAAACTGCCGAATTTTCATAAACTTTTATTTTTTCTTGATTGAACGAATTGAAGCATTCAAATACACTTTGATTAAATGGAACACCACCTAATGATGGTATCGGTACATAGATTTTATTATTTTTATCAACTAATGGATCTTTGTCAAAAGTTAAATATTGAAAAAAAGAATTTATTATCGTCCCTTTGTCAGGGTTTGTTAAATCACTTCCTGGTAAATTTACAAAAGTCGCAGTTTGATTAGTACCAATTTTGAGTTTTCCTGTATCGTAAGCACTTGCAAACTCACTGTCGTTATAATCTGTAAATAAATCTTTTTTTGTTAAATACCAATGTATGTCATTAATTACTTTAGGATAAAACCCTAAATTAAATTTTTCTATAATTTGAGTTCCACTTGGTGGGGTTACATTTTCAAACGCCCTAAAAGATATAGTTCCCCCTGTGTAATTTTTAATATTATATTGTTTTGATAAATCTAAAGTTGTTGGATCGTAATATTTTTTGTAATGAAAGTTTTTTCTTACATCATCTAATATATCTATAGTTTTATTTGATTCTATCCACGTTTTATATCTGTGCCAAATAGCGCCCATATATAAAATAAAAGAGTAAGGTAATTGGTTTATTGCCGAATATTTACTTAATAAATTACCAATAAGTATGTCCTCAAAATTTGATTTTGTAATATTATAAATTTTACTATTAAGTGATGGTTGTATAAATGATGTGAGATATAAATAACCTAATGGAACATATGGGTTTGCTAAACCACTTTTTTCTTTTTCAACACCATCTAAAAGTGCATTAATAAAAAATGGAGTATTTAAAAAACTTGTGGTTTGAATGTTATCAACATTTCCTGAATAATTATCATAATAGACAAATTTATTAGTAATAGAATAATTTTTTTCTGTATTATTTTGATAATAAGTTTTTAAAGTATTCCTATCTACAATTGGGGTATTTGTTATTGGATCAACAAAAATAATATTATTGTAATTTTTAAATATGTTAAGTGCCTCATATATTCCGTAATAAGATAATTTTTCACCTAAACTATTTTCTTTTAAATTTGCTAAAGTTTTTTTCTCATCTAAAAAAATAGTAATTTTTGTGGAGTCGTTATCTTGTATATTGTCAAACTTTTTTGGTAATACGTCTAAATAGGTATAACTATTCGTTTCTGAACTTTCTAAATAACTTTTAAAATTTTCTACTAAAGGTATTGTTGTGTCTATTTTAATTGAATTTCCAGCAATAGAATCGGTACTAAATAAACCGTAATCTTTTTGAATAATACTACTAATATAATCTGTAACAAAATAATCGTTGTCAAATTTAATCCAATTATCCGATGTACCATTACTTGATATTGATTTTAAGTAATCAACTAAAGTGGTATAATTAAATTTAATATTTTTAAGTGTTTCAAGTAATGTTGGGCTATTTTTACAAGTTTCACTTATATTGTTAGCTTCAATATCTGATATAAATTTATCAACTTGATTTGTTTTATAATCACCTCTGAATATATTTGTATAATGTGAAGTTAAAAACATTCTTTCAAAGAACTCGTAAAAGAATGAAACTTCTGAGACGTTTTCATACGGTTGTACACTAAATGGAAATTCCATACCATTACAAGATGCGTAATTTGTTAAAAGTTTTGGGTTTACATAACCACTATTTGTTGTTAATGGTATTTTTCTAATCGATGCGTCCAAATACTCTTCTGTGAAAAATATTTCAGGCCATATAGAATAGTTGAATGCGTTTGTCGCACTAGCAAATTTTGGATCCGCCAAATATTGTACCGTATATAATTGTCTACCATCCGCCTGTTTTTCTAAAGTAAAATATGTAGGCCAAGGATAAACTAAATTTCTATCATTTAATGTTCCATCATAGTTAACAACGTTTTTTGCTTCTAAACTAAAATTTTTGTCAGGTGGTATTATAGAAGATAATCTTTTTGGTTCATTTTTCTTACTCCAAGCATCCAAATGTGTTCTTTCCATTAGTCGATAAAATGTATCAACACCAGCAAATATAACTGCAAATATATTTCTTATGGATGGATTGAACCCTAAACCAGTATCATTATTTATTAATTCTTCTGCAAGTAAATTAGAAAAGTTTTGTTCTATTTCTTCTTTTTTTGTTTTCAACGTTGCCGACAAATCTGCTATTTTCCAAAGAAAACTATCAACTTTGTAAACATCTGTTCCTATTTCCTTTTCTCCGTATTTGAATAATGTCGGTTTTGTGTTAATTAGTTTATTTGTTGCTTTATCTAATATTTTTGAATATAGTTCAAAATCTTTTGTTAATTGAGATTTGAACAATGCGAGTTCTGAATCTGTTGCCGATCTTCCAAGTTTGACTTCTAAAGTTTTTTTGTAATCCGCCTCGGTTAGTACTGTATAATCAAACTCAACAAAAACATCTGTTGGTTTTAATGTAACATTCATTTTTTGATCTGTGAAAGTTTCAGTCCCAACAACATAAGAACCGTTTTCACCAAAAGATGCATTT